GTGTTTTAGTGATGTCAACCACATCAACTCCCTCAACGCAGGAAGGTGCATAATCCTCTTCGCCAAAAGAATCATCACTGGCAGAGATATCTATACCCTGTGTTAATTGCTCAAACATCTTTGTGGCTTCATATGTACGCACTGTTCGATCTTCTCGTTTGCTTTGTTTTGTTCCTGAGTCTTCAACTTCATACCGTCTGACGGTGCGGTTTTTGCGTTTATTTTGCTGCGATCCAGAATCTTCATTTTCATACCGTCTGACGGTGCGGTTTTTGCGTTTATTTTGCTGCGATCCAGAATCTTCATTTTCATACCGTCTGACGGTGCGGTTTTTGCGTTTATTTTGCTGCGATCCAGAATCTTCGTTTTCATATTCATCATCTGTGCTATCATCATCACGTTTCTTATAACTTGTGATAGTTTTTGGTTTTCGTCCAAGATGTTGATCATATGGGTTACTATACTCATATGAACCTTCAAAGCAGATATATTTAGTACAGCGTCCATGTTGTTCTACCAGCAACTTTAACTCCTCAGATAGATATTTCTCAGGTAAGTAAATCTCACTAGCTTCAACTCTATCCAAACATAAAGAGAAAGCAGTAGGATCAATTTGTTTGTTCTTCAGACATGCAAAGAAAATCATATTGACTCCTTTATACACAAAAGACTTCACGGTACCAAACACAATTGGTTTACCCACACTAAGATAACTCAGATTTCCAAAAGATGTATTATTTTGATCGACAAACACAACAGTTCCATCATTAATCTGAGAATATATCTTCCTCTTCTTGAAAACAACTTTTGAGCTTTCAAATTCTCCTGTGAACATCTTCTTTTCTTCCGGATATTTATCCCATATTGGGTCTATAAACCATGTCTTCGTTTTCTTGACTAGGAAAGACACTATCTTGTATATAACCCATAGAATAAAAGCCACAACAGCTTTTGCTACCAAAGAATTAAAGAAAGCTGAACAAGCATCATTCGACGATTTTGCTGGATCTTCCCCCATTTTAATCCATGTATGCATACGCATAAAGTTGATAACCAAGCACATAGCAAAGAAACCATTTAATCCCAGCAAAACCAAGCAAACAAATACCAATCCATAAACTAAAAATAACGGATCCGTAAATATTCTCCTCAAATAGTACCACATAGAGAATCGTTCCTCTGCATAGGCCTCGTATGTTTGCGTTAATGGAGTTTCAGAAGCATAATGGTCATTATAATAAATTCTACCTCCATGCCATAAAAATGCCTCATGATAATCCATCCAAAAGC